CAGCCGCACCTTCAATATCACCTTCGTTTAATTTCTTCAAGCCCTTGCTCTTTTTAATCGCACCAATACCTACATTGTAGGCTAGAGACTTTAGAGCTTCTTTCATATTTGGAGTAATATCAACTTTAATTATATCGTCAAGTTGTTGTTCTATTTTATCCAAATCTTCTTGAGCCATTGCAGAAGCTTCTTCTTCAGTAACACTTTCAGGAATATCTCTTCCAGATGTAGCAGCCGTTCCATATCCTACAGTTTTGACTCCTACAACATCTTCATAAACTTCTGGTTCAAAACCTTCAAACTCTTTTACTAATTCTAATGAACTTTTCATGTCTTTACTTTCATCTTTTTTAGCTGATGTAAATAGCTCTTCCGGTTTCTTAGACAGTTCTCCTCTCATAAATCTACTGAGCATATCATCAGTTTGAGTTGAAGGAGCAGAACTTGCTTCCATTTGACTCATTAACATTTTATCAGCTTCAGTTAAAGGAAGAGAACTTGTTTCCATTTCACTCAAAGAAATAGCTGTATTCTCTAGCTTCTCGCTTGGACGAATAGCAATTTTAATATCTTCTTCTATAGTTTCTTCTGGTCGAAGTCTTTCAGGAACATTTAGTTCTTTCATAACTTCTTCAGCTTGTTCACCAAGAATTTCATCTTTTCTTTGATTGTCAACTTCTTGTAATACAGTAGTAAGAGGAATATCAAACTTAGATGCAATTTCTCTTACTTTGTCTCCTGTTGGATAAGAAGTAGCTGGGCCTGAAGAATAATTATATTCATCTGGAAGATTTAAATTATCTAAATCAGCAAGATTCATAAGTTGTTGTTTTGGTGTGCCGCCTATTGCTAAGTCTACGCTATTCATGAGTTGTTGTAAACTATCTAAATCAGCAGCATTCATAATTTTTTCTTTTATACTATCTAAGTCAGCAACATTCATAAGCTTTTGTTTCATGCTATCTAAGTCAGCAACACCGCCTTTTGCTAAGTTTACGCTTTCTTGTCTTTCTTTCATAAACAATTCACGCTCTTTTAACATTGCACGAATTGCTTCAATTGCCATCTTTGTTTCTTGATCTCGTAAACTATTATTACGTTTTTCATTTATTGTTGCAGCATCTTTTAACGCACGAACACGACGATCTACTTCTTTATCTTCTTTGTCGCTCATCTTTGAGACAGCACGTAAAGATATTTCTTTTTCTTTTAGACCAAGCTCACGGTTTTTAAGTGAAAGCTCTGCAGCATCTTTTGTTGCTTCAATCTGTAAACCTTCGCGTTTAATGTCAAGAGACATACGCTCAAGTTCCATGCTTTGTTGTTCAAGATTTTTAACACCTGCTGCACCGCCTTGATTTGCTTGTAGCACCTCTTGAGCAGCGGCTGACGTAAGCTCACCTATGATTTCTGGAGTGACCTCTGCGCCTGTTTGTTCAAGCTGTTTTGAACCCATGTCCATCAAGCCAGCCATCTGAGCCGCATACTGCATAACCATATGCTCACGAATGTTTGCTTGAAGAAGAGGAACAACAGACTGCATCATTGGATTTTGACCAAGAGTGGGGTCTTCAATAAAAGCAGACTTCACTGCAATATGTGCTTTATGATCTTGCTCTGGAAATGCCTTAATTGGCTGTCCTTGTGAAGCAATCTGAATATCCGTAATTGGATCATTTGATTTAGGTTGCGGAGGAGGTGGCATGTATCTTTCTGGATTTTGAATATTAGAAGCAGAAAGAATACTTAGGTGAACCTGCCTGATGTCATACATACCCGGAGGAGCTTGGCTCGACAATTGCAGAACCATTTGTGCCATTGCCAAGCGATGAGCAGCAGAAGGAATATTAGGGTCTGAAACAGGAATAACATCAACGCGACCATCGAAATCAGACTTAAAGATACTGGAATCGATATTAGGTATTTCATATGGATAAGCATCTGGAAGAAACTCATAGTTTAATCTAGAAAGAATACGAAACTCATCACGTTGACTATGATGAAGTCTTTTGTGTATCGCACTGAAAAACTTTGCACCCGCTTCAAGCAGAGCCATTGTTGTACCAACAGGACCATAGTTTGTAGCGTCAGCAACAATTTGATCCGTAGTATCAGCAAACTTCTGACCTGCAGCAGTAAGAAAGCCAAGCATTTGAAATAGAACTTGAGAAGGTTCTTTGTACGGTAAAGGTACAATAGACTTCTGCAAATCCATTCCAGTTGATTCAACTTCACGAAACTCGCCCGGAGAGATGGGATCATTTCCACCTACAACACGAACACCACGAGCTTTGAAACCGCCCGGAAGATTAGAAAACTGACCCGCATCAACCAAGCTACGAAGAGCAGCAGTGGCTGACATAGTGAGATTGCCCAGTAAATGTACCAAGCCAAGACCATAAAAGCCAAAGCCCGGAACAAATTTATAGTGAGCAAAGTACGTCTCACGCTCACGTCTTATATCATCTTTATTAAAATTACGGCGTATAGCTAGAACTTGTCCGCTACTTTCCTCTACAGTGACAATATAAGGGTAAGCAACTTCATCAGGATCATTAAACGGCTCTGGAAGATTTAGATAGCAATGTTGCTCAAGAAGAACATATTGTTGATCATAATCTTCTGAAGGAGCCAGACCCATCAGAGAGTCGATCTTCTGACCAAGCATTGACGGATCAGGGACAGATGCTTGAGGAAGATCAATGTCTCGATACATGCCAACTGAAATCTCTTTTCGCAGTTCGTTGGGTGATCTATAAATTACATGTGTGTAACGATCTGCCCTTCTGAGATCAGGTGCATGATAAGACACGTAAAACTGGTCTACAGGTACAAACTCAGAACATGGGCGTTCTAAGTTTGGATCATAGTAAATCTTTTTAAATGCGGAGCCTACTAAGGGAAGGTGAAAGAGCATACGTTCAAATTCATCGAAGTACTCGCTGATTTGATCCGTAAGCTGATAGTTCATAAATTGTTGTACACGAGTAGACTGTGCTTCCTTATCAGGAGTAGCAGACCCTACAATCTGTGTACGAACTGGACCGCCGGGAGGAAACAATTCAATAGAAGCTTTACTTTGAAACTTAATTGCTGATTCAATAATCAACGGAGAAACTGCAGTACACGCTCCTTCAAAAGGTTCAGTTGTCTCTTGAAGCTTGATACCAAGAAGATCGAGACCACGTTCAAACGTGCTTTCCCATTCACCACGAGAATCACGATCTGCTTCGAATTGCTCCGAAACCATACCGCCAATCTCATCGAGGTCTTCCTTGTCTAGATAGTCAGCTAAGTTTGCATAGTGATCTTGTTCAACAAGAGTAAGAGCAGCCATGTCTTCGCTGAGTGTTACTCCTTCTAGATCACCATCCTCTAATTCTATCTCTAGCTCAAGATCAGCACCGTCTGGTTGATTCTCCAGACCTCCGGGCAGAACCTGAAAAGGATTTCGTTCTACAGCCATAATTTCTAACCTTTTGGTTTACGAGCTTTACCGTATCCTTGTCCTGTAGCACGACCACAAACAGAACCACCATGTTTGTAACCCATAGAACCACCACCAGCTTTTCTTTTTGGCTTACGTCCGGGTTTTACTTTTAATTTATTTACAGACTGAGATTCAGCACTCAACTCTGGTGGAACACTTGTCGTGTCTTCAGCAAAGCTTGGATTTACTTTATTCATTAAAGCATCCATATCCTTACGTTCTTCTTTTGAATAGCCCACAACTTTACCACTTCCGTAATTTTGCTTACTCGTATTTGACCTGTTCATAGCCGTCATGTCAAGTATCCTTGTTTAAATTAGTTTATCGCTATACGGTCCTTTACCGTAGCCACGTTTTGCTGCACCTACTCCACGAGCTTTAATTCGACCTCCCGCACGTTTACCGAAATAATCTGATGGTTTTAAAGTTGATGTTCCTAAGGATTCAGCAAAAGGAGCAGGTATACCGGGAAGACCTGTATCTAAATCAACTCGATCTTTTTTCTTACTTTTAGCTCTGATGCTTTTCAAATCATCTTCATCATCAGCCATAAGATTACTAAGACCTCTGTGTATAAGAGCCGTAGGAGAAAATTTACCAAAAAAAGACCTTTCATTCGCAGTAGCATAGTCTTCTTGTTGTTCTAGTAATTTCTTTTTTTTGCTCTTCTTATCTTTATCTGACATTTTTAAATCCTGACATTTTTAAATCAATTCATCGCTGTAAGTTGCTCTACCGTAGCCGCCTAGTGCAGCACCTGCTCCACGCACCTTACCGCCTCCGGCTTTTTTCTGAGGTCTGTCATAGTCAGTCATGAAACCCCGTGATCTAGGAGCATCTACACCGTAGTCATCAATTAAAGCTAAATCTTTTTTTGTTCCTTTATTGATCGATCTTAGTTTCTGAATTACTCTTTCTGTTTTATTTCTATCTTTATAATCTAATTTGTCCGCCTCATTTAAGATGGGCTTCGCTAAATCTCTATGCCTTTTTCCAACTTTTCTTCTGAGAGATTGTACTGGGTCTTTTTTCTTTTTTAAAATAGGTTTACTTCTATCTAACTTTTCTTCATCAGATGGTTTAGAGAGTGCCATAACTAGTTTGCCTTATGAAATATTAAATTAATTGGTTACTATACGGTGCTCTGCCAAAGCCACGCTGTGCAACTCCAACTCCACGTACTGAACCACCTTCTGCATATTTCTTTTTGGTAATTTTTTTTATTCGGTTTGCTTGGCCCTTATGCATTTTAGAAGCTTTGTTTAACTGTTGAGAAATTTCTTTTAACTCTTTCTTTACTTCTTCCATTGTAAATTTCCTTAAACGTATGAAGAGTTATTTGATGCAAAGTTCCAATAACCTTTTCGAGGGGACTGATATGTGTCTTCATCCTCATCAAAGTTAGGATCGTTAGGATGTTCAACCTTCCAACTGTCTCTCATGTAGAGAACAGCCATAACCATTGCATCTACCTGATCATCGTGTCGAGCATGAGGAAAACTAGATGCTTCCTCTAGTAAAGTCATAGACCAATCTTTCATTAACGGAAGCCAAACACGTCCCGCTTCTAGAAAAGGAGTGATTGCATTTGCTCTACTTACTTTATCACGATCTGGTGTATATTCCAATACAGGCAGTCCAGCCCTTCTTAAATCTTGAATTAAGGACTGACCACTTGCTTTCTTTTCTATCATGATAACATCTGGTTGATGTTTATCATATTCATCTTGAGCACGAGAACGTAGTTCTGGATATTCAAATCGATCTCGCACATTTCCTAATAGTATAATATTTGGAACCCACATCTCTACGCCGCGACTATCTGTCTCCAATACTTCAAAGATGCCCCATGTCTGCATCACAGAATAGTCTGCTGTTGTCTTTGTAGAAAAGGCTGTATCAAATGTTTGTACGATAAAATCACAATCGGGCGGTGTTTCCTCGTTCCAGCTTTTAAACCACTCTCTCTTCATAATGCCGCCCTCCGCTGGAACCGGATTCTGCATATATAAAGATTCCCAATAACGAGAGCCGTTGTGCCGCTTTATCTCCATCTCATCCGCTTTGAGAATATTATTTGGTTTCCACTCTGGAAAGTATGAAGAGCCTACGGGCAAATTTAATATTCTAGATGCCTCCTCATCAAGCCAAGCTGGAATCTTAATGACTTCCCAAGGGTCAAGATTTGATTCATTCGAGTCTGCTTGCTGTTCAGCGGCAAGTAGCCATCCACATATATCATCTTCATGATATCTGGTATTAATGATAACAATTGAACCATTTGGCATTAAACGAGTGCGTAGTCCTGCCGGATACCACTCTTTAATATATCTGCGTCCTGCTTCACTGAATGCATCTTCTTCTGACATCACGTCATCAAGCAGTGCAACATGTGCGCCACGTCCAGCAATCTGTGTCTTTACACCTGCAGCTACATACACACCATTTGAATTTGTCTGCCACTTACCAGCAGCACGTACATCAGAACGAAGCGATACATCAGGAAAAATTAATTTAAAGATATCACTATTAACGACATCCCTAACACTACGCCCAAAATCACTGGCAAGTTGGTCAGAGTGAGAAACAGAAAGAATTTCATGATTGGAGTGTCTTCCTATGTACCAAGCAGGAAACAACTTAGAACATATAACAGATTTACTGGAACGAGGAGGAAGAAAGACCATCAGCCTCTTAATGGCTCCTTCTTCTACTTGTTGTAGCTTGTTGCTGATTACTTCTATATGCCGACCCATTTTGAAGTCAGCAATAAGCTGTGGTGCAACAAGTCTTACAAAGGTGAGAAAGTCATTGTGAGCATTACCAACCACTAGCTCAAACATTGCGTCTCGTGCTTTTAGCTGATCAGACGTTGCCTGAGTTTCAGTCATATTCACTGCACTTGTTGATTATATCTTTCGCTGTAATGCTTTTCATCGAGCGAAGCAAACAGATCAAAGAGATCAATGGCTACTCGTGCCGCTTTGCCACGAATATCATCCATGTCATTATCAGGATTTTTAAAAGAAGGATGGCAGCATATCTGACTATGCCATATCTCTATCATATACTGTACGCGGTCCAGACACTGCCTGTAGCCGTATGTTCCAACAGAATGTTCTCCGGGTGAGTACGGAAGCCTTGCTTGAAAAGTACTCGTATCATATGGATTATTTTCATCATACGGATTAATCTTTATAAATTCGATAAACTCTTCGGAGTTCATATTAAAAGTTACTCTTTGCCGCCTGAAATAACTTTTAATCCAGCTATCTCTGCTAATTTGGCTATATCCTTCTCAACTGCATCTTTGTCTGTTTCATTTGAAAAAGAAGACATTTTAATTTTACTTTCAGTACGATCCACAAACATGCCTAGATGTTTTGCTACAGCTTCAATGCTTCTGTTTGCATTCGTGTAGTCTCCGTTATTTAAGGCATGTTGATATACTTCGTCAAGGCGATTCAATACATGATCAGCCGACCACGCCATGCGATCTATCGCCTCATCACGAAGAGTATCTATTCTTGTTTTAATTTTTTCAGTCGCAAGAACACGAGCGGCTCTTTGTCTATTAACCGTATCAGTTTCACCAAGAGCATATCCAGCAGCTTTATAAGCAACAAGAGGATCACCAGTAGCAATATACTCCATACAGAACTTTTCCTGCTTCGGAGACATACCAGCAATAAACTCTCCCTTTTTAAACTTGCGTCCCTTTTCGGGCCTATCGAGCATTTTCTTTTCCTCTGAAGACAATGAATTATCTTTTATTTTTTTATTATATACACGAACTTTCTTCTGAGCAAGACGTACATCTCTTCTTCGTTTAGATTCTCTTCTCATTTCAATGAGATCACGTCCCGCATACGAACTGCCTCGCTGAGAAGACAAAATATTTATTTTATCTCTTAATTCTTTCTCAGACCATTTTCCGTACATAACGTGTGGAGGAGATTGTGTCATAGTATAGATTCAGTTAGATTCAGTAGAATAAGATATAGAAAATATAATAATAAATAAATAGATTCAAATAGAATCTATATGAATCAGACAGTAGCAACTCTTTTTGCTAAAGTAACATATTTTTTAAATTTAGACAACTGTTGCAGATTTGCAACGCTCAGTGCAAAGCAAGTTCATATATGGGTTCCCTTTTTAAAACAAGGGGGCCATTTTGAAAAATTGGAAAATTTGCGGCTGTTCTATTTCTCTATAAAAAAATGCTGGTACTTTTTTTCTGCCCCCGGTCCCCCTCCTCCTCGTATCTTTTTACTTTACTTCCTCTCGGGGTTGTGTACTATAGGTCTTGTCGAGACGCACACGGCAACATACATAGCGGAATGCAGCGGCCCCCAGACCCTCCCCCGCAGAGAGCCAGAAGACAAAGTCTCGATGTTTCTTTAACTTGCAAGAAGGAGAAACTCAAATGAAGAAGCAGATATACTTGAATAAGTCATTTGAGAACGAGGCGAAGGAAGAGTTCTTCGCTCAAATGGAGGCGATCATCGAAAGCATCGTTGATCAACGTTTTCAAGTTTTGGAAAACGATCTTCGTGAGGCCGTAATGTGGTCAAGCGAAGAGTTCAAAGAAGAGATACTCGACAGCGTTAAGGCTGAAGAGTATATCAAAGATTATGATCTTTACGAAAAAGTGAAAGCCATAATCGACGATGCACATGTCGAGATCGACATTCAAGTTTAACTAAAACGGGAGGGGCTTCGGCTCCTCCCCTCTTCTTTAGGAGAAAGAAATGTTCATTGGTTTTTCATTCATGTTTGTTGGGTTCTTCACAATTCTCTCTGCATTGATCTTCATTGCAGGAGACGTGGGACCGTCCTACTTTCTAATGTGGGCGGGTGTCTGCTTCATCGGAGTTGCTTCGGTGATTGCGGGATATCAATGGTGCCTGTTCAAACATTTCAAACAGCGATGGTAAGAAACTGGGGAGGGGCTTCGGCTCCTCTCTTTTTTTTCTTTCTTTTTATTTTGTAAGATGCCGACACGTCCTTGTTTGTGACAGCAAGAACAGGCGACAAAAACACGGGAACACGGGACGTTTCCGTCCCGCTCCCGTTCCTTTCCTGCTATTTGACTTTATCAATGAGATGATTCTTCATCGTGACTTCAGCAAAGAATTCTCTGCCCGGAAGCTTCGTGATCAATGGGCGATGGGCCGCAACGAACGTTCCGTTTCCGTCATATTCGTTTCCGAATATTGAAGTCTCCTGATAGGACAAAGGTTTCCCAATGTTTTCCTTCAGTTCTTTTTTAGATTTATATCCGGTCAACAACATCATGTCTTTCTCCTAGCTCAATTGATTGGACCTCAATAGTAGCACAATGAAGAGAAGAGTCTACTTATTTTTTTATAGTGCAATGTACGCACACACACGAACCGACAACCGACGAAAGCAGCAGCAGAAGAACCGACGAAAGCAGCAGCAGAAGATTTTATTTATAGTAGATGCCGACACGGGTGAATAAAATA